CTCTGTGCCAACCTGTTGTTCAATCCATGTGTCCCATTCTTCATGGGTCATAGGGCGCACATCATTATCGACCTGTACGTTGACGGTTCCGTCGGGGTGTAGTTCTTCTAGTTCTTGTCGTGTCCATGTAGCCATCATCATCACCCGTTGTTGAATCCGTACACCCGAATCGTGCCACCCGTAATAGTTCCGTTACTAATTAACAACGTAAAACCTGTATAAGACGAACTTACACGATGTTCACCATTCATAACGCCATAACCATTTGCTTGATAACAACCGTTTCGTATTGTTGTATACATTGCTTGATAAGGATTAAACAATTCAAACGTTGCTGATGTTGTGACTGCATCACCTCCACCAACCCAACTTAAACTCGTGTGATTAGAACGGCTTGCAATAGACGGACTGCCCGCACCAACACTTCCATACAATAAAACACCGTAATAACCCGTTGTTGACGAACCGATTTGCACCCCAACGTCATGCAAGTTGGTAGACGTTCCTCCACTCATAATTACACGGTAATTGTCAAACCGTGAGTCAAACGCATTGCTGACAGTCACCGAGGACACACCGCTACCAACAGTTACGGATTTGATAAACGTCAAACCCTGATTAGCAACCTTGTAATCAAGCGACGTGGTTACCGCCGAACCGTCCACACCAACCTTCGACTGGAGTGCCTCAACAGCATCATTCAAATTGGCGTGCTGAGTAGCATGAGGAACCGTAACAGAATCCATCGCATCCGAAGCAGACGGATTCGTGAACGAATCCAAAGAACCCGGAAAATTAGTTGCCATCAGTCCAACGTCAACGTCAACGAAGTAATCTGAAACGTATCACCAGCCGTCACAGCAGCAGACGAAGCCAACGCCCCAGACCACAACGCATTACCAGCAGACGAAGCATCCCACAACGACCAATGCGAATAAGTCTCAGACGTAGAAACATTCGTCCACTCAACAGTCGCAGACGAAACCATCGAACCACCCGAAGCAGCACCAAACGACACAGCCTTCCGAGTAGTCTCACCAGCCGCATTAGCCGTACCATCCTCACCCGGATCACCCGTATGCAACTGCAAATACGCAGCAGAAACACTGAACGCAGTACCAGAAATCGCATCCAGCAACTTGTTCTCAGCATAATTAGAAATACTCATGTCAACTCCTAGTAGTCGTCCCTAAATAATAGCACCCCAGAAAGAGCGAAGCCCCCCGCCGAAGCAGGGGGCAACGCAACCAGGGTCAACCAGATCAGCTGTTAGCGCCGATGCTGGACGATGACTCGATACGACGGAGGCTTGCCTCACGGAAGCGACCGTAACCACCGAGCCAGTACCAACCGATTGGACGGAAACGCTCAAGGGTGTCAGTGATAGGACCACGGACAATCTTCGGAAGCGCACCGTTACCATCAACGATTGAGTGTGCCTTAGCGAGAGCCTGACGGCCCATCACCAACGTTGCGTACACATCGATGTTACCGGCTGAACCGGTTCCGTTTGATGCGTTAGCAAACAGAGGTGCGCGTGGTGTCTCAATGAAACGGACACCCTCAAAAGCACCAATCTCACCGTTGTAAATCATGTCGGTGTCAACATAGACGTGTGGGTCACGCCATGCTGCTGCGCCGGTCTCTGAACGGAGGTCATAGGAAACGTCCGGGTGGATGAATCCCATGTACAAACCGTTGAACGTTGGGACGTTCGCTGCACGCAACTGTGCGGTTGCCTTACGAATGTCGTTGGCTTCCAACTCGTCTTCCACAGCAACGGTGGTGCGAGAAGTTGGGGTGGTTGCACCGCCGCCGCCATAAGCGACATTGGAACCAGCCTTCAACACGTCAGCAACAACGGTGTCAAGTGACGAACCGGCGTTGTAACCGATGACGTTCGCTGCAACCGTGTCAACGTCAAGGAACGAGGTGCCACGCAGCTTAGCGGTCGTAGCAACAGCGTTACCATATTCGTTGAGGGTCACTGTCACTTGGCTGTCGCTCATCGCAACAGCAGTAACGTCTGACGTTTCGGTGAGGGTTGACGTTGCTTCAGCAAGATCGTTGAAGATCGTGAACGTAACCGACGTACCAGGCATCGCCTGCTGGGTCGGCTGAACGTCTGCTACAGCGTCAAACAAAAGTTCTGAACGGAGCGCAAAATATGCGAGCCGATCAAATGCCGCCTGATCGACGGATACTGATGACTGTTGGGTATATGCCATTGGGGATCAAACCTTTCGGAAAGAGGAAGCCCCCTAACGGTTAGAAGGCTTCGGATTGTGCTTGGGCTTCGGCCAACAACTTTTCAACTTCTGCCTGAGACTTTGCTTGCGAAATGCGTTGAACAAAATCAACAGGAGGTTCACTGTCTGAACCTGCCGCCATCTGGTTCGTCCGATTCCACGTTCCGGCTTCCTGCCTAATGCTTTCAGCCTGCGTGTCTTTCAGAAGTCCTGCTTCGATACCTGCTTCACGGATAGCGTCAGCCGACAGTTCACCGTCATACGCTTTCACGAAATATTTGGAGATCGGCAACTCAGGGTCAATACCTGCTTTGACGAACGCCAACTCTCGTGCTGCGCTAGACGCTGCGTCTGCTTGCGCTTTCAGTTCAGCATTTTCTGCTTCCAGCTGCCTCATCCGATCGCGTAACGGATTTCTGCCTTCTTGCTCTTCATCGAAATTGCTGTCCATATTTACACTCCTTTGCCCAATCACCACCCGGAGGCAGATAGTGACGCTGCTATGTCTCCCTTGCGGGGTTCCTGCCCACCGTGGGCATCGGGACAATCATATCACAAACTATTGAAGTCCGGTGATTTCTGCGCCTTGACCTGCGAAACGGCCACCTTGCTCGAAGGATGCTTGACGGCGGCGGGCGCGTTGACGCAAACGTTGCTGTGCCGCAGCGGATGTGCCGAACACCGCACCAATCTGTTCCTGCTGTCCGAACGCCTGCTCACCGGCCTGTGCTTCTCCAGTGGTTGTTTGGAACACTTCACCGAGCTGTGTCATCGCTTGGAAACCGGATTGTGCTTGTTCACCAGAAATCCCTTGTCGGGCGAGTTGTTCTGCGGTGGCGACATCTAGTCGGAAACCTTCTTGTCTTGCTTGACCAGAAATCTCTGCGGAACGTGCTTGACGGATAAGCATTGGTGTCGTTTTTTCTGGGTCTAAAAAGTATGCGGCTAGGCCGCCGTCGTCGATACCGTATAGCCGTCGCATTTCCGAAATGACTTCTGGATCGGCGTTAGCGACAGCTTCGTATCCCTGGTTGACTCGTTCTGCGACTTCTGCGATGGACACGTCGTTTGAGATGAGCATGTCTGTGGTGTCTTTGTCGGTGAAGAAGTCTCTGGGCAGGCCGCTGTTGCGGAACAGGGAGCGGTACTGGTTTTCTAACGCGAGGTATTCGCCTTCTGACAGGGCGTTTAGTCCTGCCGCCCGTCGTGCAGCGTTGCCTTTGAAACGTTCTTTGTATTCGTTTGTTTCACGGATTTTACCTACAAGAATGTTTTGATCCAGAATGTCCTCATCAAACACCATGCCACGGACAAACTCTGTTAACGATTCTAAACCGTACGCTGACAGCGTTTCACCAATAATGTCGTACGCCGATTGCTGATCGGTTTCTATCATGCTCATTAGACTCTCCCAAACATATTCGCCAACTTGTCAGCAACCTCATACGCCCTAGACCTAGCCTCAGTCGTATACTGGTAACCCAACGCCTCATTCTTACGAAGATAATCACCCCACTCAGCCATATTCATCATACGCTGCTCACCCGTTTTGGGATCAGGCTGATATGTGACCGCCTGCACCCACGTCGGGTCAGTCATGTTGATCGAGTTGGGGTCGCGTTCCAAAATGTTTGCAGCAATCTGCTTGTAGTTACTTGTTGCTTGGTCAAATGTGCGACCCGCATCAAACTGTTCCGTAAGCGACGGATACAACGATTTGGCGATAGACAACGCATAATCTTGGAACGAATCCAACGTTTCCTCCCCAACAGCAATCTTTTCAACAAACTGATTGAACGTCTGATCTGCAAGAGAAACACCGTACTGTTGTGAAATTTCACGAACACTTTGCCCGTAATATCCTTCACGCAACTGTGTCGCTCCAGCAGTACCGCCTTCGGCTGCTGCCATACCAATCGCATTAATGATTGTTTGGCCGCTCCAACCAAGCCTCAACGAATCCAACGCCAACTTTTGTAAACGTTCATCAGACAGACGGACACCTTTATTGAGTGCTTCCTGATTGATTATTGCTGCTTGTTCGTCTACACGGCCTTGATAGGTGGCCGGGTCAAGACCGCTTGCCAGATCCCATTCGCGTGCCGACGCGACAGTTGTTTTCCACCAGTTTGTTTTACGCAGCTCGGCTTCAAGTTTTTCGTCTGACCATGCTGGCGGGCCAATAGATTTTTTGAGTAGCGCAGCGATTTCTGGGACGCTTTTAACAATTGCGTAGTATTCGGGGTACATTTCTGCGGCTGCGGTTTCCCAATCGACAGGGATTGCGGTGTCTTCTGCT